CAGTAGGTTCAGTATCAGGATAGTCATAAGTACCTCCTACAAGTACTAGGTTTAGGTAGCTATTGTTATTAGCGTCTGAGATTGCTGTTGCATTTAAAGCTATAGTGTTTGTTAATCCACTCCAGGTGTAGTTTGAAGCATTGTAAGGAACTGGGGCAGGAGGAATAGCACCAGTAGGGTTTGTCCAATTATCGAAGTCTCCATTAGCATATGCACTTCCACCGCTAGTTCCGAAAGCTGTGCTTTTTGCAACTCTAACAGCATTACCTGTGTTTGTAACTCCAACTATTTTAAGATCTATAGGAGTAATAGTACCACCTATTGTTGAAGTATCAAAAAAGAAAAATGATCTATGAGTTAGATAGGATCCACCTCCTCTGCCTGAAATATAAGCTTCAGCTATTGCAGTATCTACATTAGTACTAGTAGTGGTGTAATTAGTATGACTATTAGAGAAAGGAGCATCTCTAGCTGCTGACCAACTAGCTTTAGTACCTGATCGAGCGCGTGTTTGTTTACTTGCATCTATATTTGCTGTTGCCATAAATTAAAACTGTTTTTTAGGGAGGTAGTAGGTACTGTGGTTAAAGTACGAATTTTCTGGCGGAGTTACTTCAAATTCTTGATATTCTACGTCTGGTATGTTATGTACGTTTGATGATGTAGGTAGCATATTCCACCAAGTAACTACAGCGTTTTTATTGGTTAGTGTATTAAAGGAGGATGAGAGGTGGTGTAAGTGTCCATCACCGTACGTATCGTGAAATACCCCGTCATACGTAGATAAGCTATCTAAATTATCATACCAACTACCTGTAGATATTATAACATTGGGTTTATCAGATGCCCAGTCTAAAGCTAAAGGGATTATTTGTGGATGATTTTCACATATTGTATGGGAGTTTATGGAGTGAGATTGGATATAGTTGGCTGATATTCCCATTCCAAATCCTATCTCTAAAATATCTCCTCCATTTTGGGTTATGTAAGCTGCAGAAGCAGACATTAGTGTATCCTCCCAATCCATCATTACTTCTTGCTCTTCTCCTCCTCGTAAGAAGTAAATCCTATCTTCTTGGAATGTTAAACTTTGTGATATATATTGCATACTATGTTAGTATTAATCTTTTTTTATCTTTCCTATTACTAATATCTCCATTTGACTTGTAATGTTGTAATCTAAGTTACTATTGAATGTAATTGCTATATTACCTGCTACTTCCACTATACTATCGATAGCAGATATTTCTGCGATTACTCCGTTTATATATACTTGAAAGTCCATTACAGTTAATGCAGGGAATCCTGCTGGAGGTGTTAAGAAGCTTACGTTAAGGAATGTTATAGTTTTTAGTCCTTGATCTACTGTATTACTGTCTAAGTTTGAATCTAGTATTGTAGTAGTTCCAATATACAGTTTATCTTCTTCAGACATTCCACTATAGTTGTTTATTACTTCTGTTTTACCTGCAATATCATCGAAGAATCTTCCTTTAGGGTTATCAGATACTGATGTATTCGATTTTGCATTTAATATGTCTATATTCCCGTCTGTTTCTAGTCCAAATGATATAGTAGACTTAGAATAAAACTTATTCATACTAGCTATTGATGCATTAATAGTATCCGGTACTATATGTCCCATCATACTAATATTAAAGGTTGTTTTTACTGTTCTATCCTGTCCTTGGTTTAGTTCTGTAGATGTTGTATAACTATCTATCATTGCTCTAAAGTTAAATCTTTCAGGATCTCCCCAGTATGCATCGGATGCAAAGTTAATTGACTCTACAATTTTATTCATTTGCTCAATATACTCTGTAAATACTATGCAAGAGTATGTTATATTTACGTAGTCTGGTATTATAACCCCATATAATTCTTTAACAGGTATTCTGTTACTTAATGTTTCAAATCTATCATAGATATTCTTTTTTGAATATCTTTTCTGGAATATCCCGAAATTGTTAGGATTATTAGCATCTAATTTATTACCTAGAGATCTATTCTTTTCTACCGACTCTCTCTTAAACATAATAAGAGGGGTTTGTATTTTTCCGTTCTTATCTCTATAGTATCCGTCTTTTTGTACTGCAGCCCATCTCTCTGGTGATCCATATAATATGGGTACTGGTATTTTATTGCTGTTTTGTATTACAGAAGGCTTTATAACGTTATTAAAGTAGTATACGATCGTTTCGTCTATGTCTCTAAGTCCTATAGAGAATTGTTTAACATCATCCCCTTTGACTGTGCGGCTATATCCTCTGTTTTTCTTTATATCATTAGGTATTTGCTGTTTAGATGCGTTATTATACGTTTCTATAGTATCCTGTGATATTTGTGCTTGACTTTTTGGTGTCGGTTTAGTTCGTTCTGCCATCTTACCTTACTTTTGTTATACCAACTCTATCTGCTCTTGTTAAATGACAGTCTACCACTATAGATAACGACGATCCGAAGTTATTTCCGTAGGATTCTATGTTATAGCTCTTATCTCTACCTAAAAATAGCTGGTTTTCTCTAACTGTATCTACTTCGTAGTAGTCTTCGTGCCACATTACTATATCTCCTACCTCAGGAACGGTATTAGCATCTACTAAATCCTGTCGTATAAAGGCAAATGATGCTTCTCTACCTAAGTCTGGTCCAAATTCGTCTACATCTATTACTTGGTCTCCTCTTGTTATCAAGCAGTTAAGTTTTACAGGGTTTAAATATATTTTCTCTAAGGCTTCTCCGTATATGTTTGCTTGAGTATCGTTCAACGAGAGTTTATAGTATCCAATTTCTTGTTCTATTATATCTTTAAGCAGTTCTCTATTGATACCTACTAGTAAGTCAAAGTCTCTGTTAGATCCGAAGAGCATATGTTATTTTTTCTTTTCTATTGTTTTTTCTGCAACTTCTACCTTTCTTACTTCTGGTATTTTTTTAATTGATGTCTCTTTAAATGCTAGAAATGCTTCTGAAGGTGGTTTGGTCGTTAGTAGTTTAATTTTCATGATAGCAGTATTGTTATTTCCGTCATGAGATACCTGACTTACTGTTAATACTCCTGGCATAGCTCGTAACATTTCTCCAACATCCTGTACTGTTATATCTTCTGAATGTCCTATTCGTACCATTGCTTGGTATATTGAGAATTGTATTTCTGATATTATATCTGTTATCTTCATTATCCTATAAAAATTGTCATTGGAACACTACTTAATGTTTTTCCGATGTTTTCTGTTTCGTTTGCTCTTCTTTCTAATTGTGAACTACGGGATGTCTGGTCTAACATCTCTCTTAAGTTGGTAAGTAAAGCTTCTTTTTCCGATCTAGCATCAGTTAGTAAATCTGCTTGATTTAAAGTAGCTTCTGATCCGGGAACTGGTACTGTTTGATATTTTCCTCTTATGTATGCTAGTAGTTCTTTTGCTAATGCTAACGTATACCTGAATATCCATTGTCTTCCGACGCTATTAATCTCTAGATAACTAGGGTTATCGTAAGGTACTTCACCTATGTTAGTAATCAGTACTGATCCGTCTTCGAATGTTGCAGCTTTTTTCTCTGAGACTTTATAAAATTCAAATCTTAATTTTCCGTTTCTTTTTGGAAGAGGGAATATGGTTAGTTCGTTGTTAACTATTTGAAATGAAAAGGCAGATTTTCTTATCTGATCGTTGAATTCTATAGCTTGTATCTTAGCGACGTCAAATGAAGCTGGCATTAATAAAAAGTTTACTCCTGGGCTATATGAACCGAAGTCGAAAGCATCCATAAGTGACTGTACTCCAGTTCCTGTACCTGCATACGGGTCAAAGTACCTCTGTATAGCAGGAGGTGCTTCGTAAAATACTCTCCTTACTTCTATACCGCCTTCTATTCCTTCAGAGGTAGCCCAGTCGTCTAGGTTGTACCTCTGTACTGATGATGTAATTGCAAGTGATCCTGTGTATCTTGATACTTTTCCTCCTACCTCTGCTTCTGTACCGTAGTTTTGACTAATATTTACAATCCTATCCAGTGTTGGGTTAATAAGTTGGTTGTTTGCATTACTTCCTGTTGAGGATCCTTCTAAAGATAAGTAGTTTTCTCTAATCTTATATTGAAATATTTCATTTCCGTATGTTGATACCGCTTCTTCAAAGCATGCGAAGAGAGAACCAGATTGTAGTTCTACGTCCATTAACGGAAAACCTAATCTTGTTCCACAGAATTTAGCGGCTTTTACTGCATCTACTTGAAAATCTGCATCACTGTCGTAAAATCCAAACGGTGTCATTCCAGCTCCAAAAGTTGCTGTACCGTCCCATATATTAATATTAGCCATTTAGTTAACTTTATATATAAATAGCAATTAATCTCTGAATGTCTTATATATCTCTAAGATCGGACTAACAATAGAGTGTCTGTGGTTCTGCTCTAAAGATGCTGTTCTAAATCCTTCTACGTTTTCCTCTAATCTTGATAAAAAACTAAACCCTGTCTCTCTTCTATCTTTTAAATCTATTTGAGCCATATCTCCGCAGATCACCATCTTAGAACCTTTACCTAATCTCCCGATCACTGTTTCCATTTGGTTGTGAGTTACGTTTTGAGCTTCATCTACGATAACAAAAGAATCCACAAATGTCCTTCCTCTCATAAATGCAAACGGCACTATCTCTATATTACCGTTCTCTAATTCTTTATCTACTTTATCTTTATTATACAGCATGTATAAGTTATGATAGATTGGTGCTAACCAAGGATCCATTTTTTCTCTTATATCTCCTGGTAGGAAGCCTATATCTTCTTTAGATACAGTTGGTCTGGTTATTATAATCTTATCAACTTGTCTAGTAAACAGTAGGTCTAGAGCTACTTGGGTGGCGACTAATGTTTTACCAGATCCTGCCATACCTTTTAACGCTGTTACAGGGTTATCTAGTATTAAAGCTTTTGCTTGTTTTTGTTCGTCGTTTAAATGAACATTAAATTTAATTGGTTTCTTAGGTCTTCTCTTTGATGCGAATACTTCATCTGTATGATGTTTTGAAGGCATATATTAACATTTTTATTGTTATATATAAATATCCGAAAAATAAAGTTAAAAACAAAAAAAAAGAGGCCCTAAGGCCTCTCTTTACTACTTACAATCTAGATTAGATTAGATAGTTGTTAAATCAGAGATAAATACTCTTCCGTAAAATTCTGGTCTGATCATCTTCTTAGCGTAACGAGTCATGATACCTTTACGTGGTGTGAAGGTATTTGGATCGTATACTAATGGAGTCATCATTAATGGAATATATGGAGCATATACTGCACCTGTTTCCAAGAATTGATTTCCTCTGTAACCCATAAGGATTGTGTTCTCAGTCATGTAAGGATTCTTGTATACTTTGTAACGTCCATTTAATGAACCTACTTTCTGTACACCGAATGCAAATTCCATCTTATCGCCATCTGTGTTAGCAGCATATCCTGGAATCGATTCTAAGATAGTAGCTACTGTTGGAGAACATACTAAGAAGTTAGCTCCACCACGTAGGGTTTTTTGATGAATTTTGTTAGATACTTTTTGGATTTTAGTTCCTAATGTTTGGAACCATTGTCCTTGAGTATTATAGAAATCTGTTGAAGCAGCTGTTCCTGAAGACCAAGTTGTTCCGTTCCAAGTTTTGTTATTTAGTGCTGACCAACGCTCAGTTGTTACAGCATCTTGAATTAACATATCTAAGATCTCTAAGTCAATCTCCATAGAGATGTACTCACTCAATAAAGAAGTTAACTCAGCCTCAGCATCAATACTGTGGTATGCGTTAAGATCTTGTGAGAATTCTGGTGTCCATTGTGCTTTTAACTTTCTAGTCTTAGCTACAATTGCTTCAGAAGCAAGTTCTACATTGATTTCTGGAATAGTAATACTTCCTGCTGGATTATCTTCAAAGTCTCCTCTGTCGTTATCTACTGGCTGTACTTGGTACTCTATGTTACCTGTTATTGTAAATTCAGTAGTTTGAGTTCTTAATATTACAAATGTTACAGTGTTTGCAGATACTGTTGTAAACTCTGGGTTAGTTGTAATATCTGTTGCTGCAGCTCCTGATCCTGATATTACTCTGAATGCTCTTACTCCTTCTGCGTCAAATCCTGTGTTAGATAAATCTACTCCTAATGTAAAGAAGTCTGCTGGATCTAAGTCTGCATCGTATCCTACTGATGCTGAAACTGCTGATCCTGTTGCTACTGCTGCTAAAGCTCCAGTTACTTCATTCATTGAATATCCGAAACGACCTGCTCCGTATAATCCTCCTGATACTTCCTCATCTACAGACATCTTGTCAATACCAGATACGTTTCCGTACATGTTTTCTCCTGCTGAGAATCCGTTGTGGTCTGATCCGTATTTAAAGTCTAGGTAAAATACAAGCCCTGAAGGTAAATTCATTGGTTGTACAGATACGAAGTCTTTAGATGCGATTTGAGCAAATACCTTACGTACTAACGGTAAAGCTACTCCTGCCCATTGTGATCCTTGTCCTGCACTAAAGCTTCCTCCTCCTACGTTAGTAGATGACTGCTCAGATACGATCTGTTTTGCTTGATTCTCAAGAATCATAGCCATGTTGTTCTTTTCTGTTTCGTTATTATATCCTTCTAACAATCCAGATTTAGCCCACTTCCCTGATAAACGAGCAGCATCTGCTTGCACGCTTTTGTAGTTATTTGAACCTTCTAATAATTGATTTAATTCCATGATTAAAATTGGTTTTGTTTAGTTTATTTAATTATTCCTGCTAATTTTTGCATTCTTTTAACAGCGTCGCTTACTTCTGAAATAATTTCTGGTTTTGAAGCAGTTACTCCAGTAGCTTTTGATGCCATTCCTAATTTAGACTCTGTTACTGGTCTTTTTCTACTTGGTACACTTACTAAGTTGTTAGATACAGTTTCAAATACTAATTTAGCTTCTTTAACTGTCTCAGCTTTATCGAATGCAGCGATAATGTTTACTTTTTGAGATTCAGTTAAATTGTTTGCTTTCATTACTTTATTTACATATAGTAATTTAGCGTTAAGAAGGTTGACTTCTTGCAATTGTGAGCTAAGCTTCTTAATAGTCTTAACAGCTTCGCTTAATTGTTCAGATTGATCTACTTCTTCTCTCCTCATAGCTTGAGATGCACTTCCTACTTCCCATCCATGTTTTTTCATAAAGTCTGCAATAGATGTTCCAGCTTTCTTTGCTGCTGCAGCAATCTTTTTTGCAGCAACTACTAAGTCGTTGTCAGGTGACATTCCAAGTCCGCTTGGAATTCCTGCTACTTCGTTGTGTTGCTCGTCATCGTCATGAGACATTTCAGAGATCTCTCTTAAAAGTTCATCTAAGTCGATTTCTTCTTCATCCTCTCCTGCTACCATATCGTCAGCTGGTAACTCGTCTGCATCTTCTGCATGCTCGTCTCCTACTTCTTGTGCGATAATGTCACGGATAAGGTCTTTCAAGTCATCTACTTCCATGTCTTTTACTTCTACCTCTTCTTCAGCTTCCTCTTCAGATTCTTCTGAATCAATGTCGGCTTCTTCTTCTGATTCCTCTTCGAAAGTAAAATCTTCCTCAAGTTTGTCGTCTTTTTTCTCTTCGTTTGCGTCTTTATCGCCTTGCCCTTCATCAACTACTTCTTCGTCGATGTCTTTTTCTTCCATCTCTTGAAGTTTAGCAGCTAACATATCTTTAAGATGAGGTGTTAAAGTCTCTTCTAAAGCTTCTTTAGCATTAGCAATAGCAGCGCTACGAACAGATTTGGCTTCAGCAATTGCTTGCTTGAATAAATCTTTGTTTGCCATTTTCTAATAAAATTTTGTGGTTTCGTACAGTTATTTAAACTGTAATGTGAAGTTTGTTTTGTTACGTAATACAGTATAAGGGACTGTATATTTGTATATAAATATATACGTTTTATAAAAACAGGAAAACCCTACGTTAGTAGGGCTTTAACTGTGCAATTGTGGTTTGTTACTTTAGAGTCTTAAACACTTCTTTAAGTAGTTCCTGCTCTCTCTTTGTTTTACCTTCTAATAAAGATTGGTAAGCTAGGTCGTGTATTTCATCTGCCATTTCATCGTTTAGTTGATCTAACTCTTCGTCTGTAAGTGGAGTTCCATCTGCAAAGTTTGCAGCAGCTATATATGCGTCTGTAAAGTCTGGGTAGTCATTAGTATCTACTCCGTCTACTTCTATTGAATCGTAATCTATATTTGCAAGTGGTCCTGCAGCAGATTGAGGTTGGTTAGGGCTCCCTATCTTAACTATTTCATACTCTCTACCTGGCTCTACTTGTGCTAGTTTAGCAGCAAGTTCTTGTCTAGCTTCTTCTTCGTTGTTTCCGTTTACGGTGTATCCATACTGTATACCTGGTTTGTCGCTAAATTTAACAGTAGCTTTAAAGAAAGTACCACTCTCTTCGTTTACGTCTTCTTCAAATATATCTTCTCGGCTTTGTTTAGATACGAAATAATCTTTTAATTCCATTATTTCTGTAACTGCATCGTCACACCAAGCTTCTGAAGTACCGTTATCGTATTCGCTGTCATCTGTGCTTTCTAACCCACTCTTAAAACTATCTACTAGTTCTAGTAATAGTTCCTTATTACTTGCCTCGCTTTGTTCCTGTTCTGCTAAGATCCTACTGTTACCAGTTAGCTTATTTTCTGTTACGAATTTCTTTAAGTTAAAGTTGTTCATTTTACTTTCCTTTTATTGTGTTATACTTGTTTTTGATCCAAGTTAGTATGTTAGGTACGTTTATTACAATATACGCAGCTGCTGTGAGCCATGCAAATAATTTTCCTACTACTACTGTTGCTACTAATCCTCCTAGTACTACTAGTCCTTCTGTTGTTTTAATTAAATCTTTAAATTTCATCTTTTATGCTCTTAATATATCGTTTATAATTGAATTAACTTTTGCATACTTGTCTACTGCTCCTTTTCCTTCGTTTAGTGAGATTGGATTCATAAATGCTCCATGTGTTGATGGATTAGATACAAAATCCCAGCATACTAATTCGAAATCATCTTGTACTTCTAAGTGTCCTTCGTTTGTTTGTTGTACTGATCCTGTACCTCTTGATGAGATGCCGATCGTATGTCCTGCTTTTATAATCTCTTTAACTATATTTCCGGACGGAGTATTAAGTAGTTCTACTATTCCTATTAGATCGTCTCCGTCCCATCGTAAGCTTTTTACTACATGTGATGCATTCTTTAAAGATACCACAGCAGACTCGGGGTGATCAAGTTCTCCGTAGGCGTTTCCGTTATCTACGAACTCTTCCATGTACTTCTTAACCTCTCTTAATAGAATTGGCTTATCGTATATCCTGCCATTCTGGTTCTTAGCACCAGCTCTCTGCATTATCCCTTCAACCTCGAATACTCCTGGTCTTTCCTTAGATTCTTTAAGGATTGATTTAAAAGGTGTAACATTTACTAGTACGTTCTTCATAGTTTACTTTCTTTTAGAGTATTCATACTTCTTACCTTCTGCAGCTAACTTATCTTTAGATTTAATTTTAGCATTATACACTTTAGTGCCTGCTTCTCCTGCTCTAAAGTAAGTTATAGTAGCTAAACCATTCATTCCACCCAATTTACTTCTGTAGATATCTCCAGGATTTACGTTACGGACGTTTTTAATTACCCATCCCGCATCTTTATCTGGTCCATATTGACCTTCTGGTGTTGAAAAATATTTTGCAACTTTTTCTAACTCTTCTCCTTTTTCTCTTTGAACTGATACTTCAAGGAATTCATACCCGTCAGGATATCTTTTGTATGCTATACCTGCCAATTTTGGGTTATCTATAATTTTCATTCGAGCATCATTTGGGACTTGCCCTTCTCCTTTAAATAGTCCTGTTTGAAATCCTGCGGTTTTTAGTCTTTTCATTAAATCAGGTCCAAAATCTTTTAATTCTTTACTAAGAGCTTCAGTAAGTACCCTACTATTTGAAGTTAGTTTATTTTCTGTTAAGAATTTTTTTAAATCGAAATTATTCATTTTAGTTTTACTTTTAGTTTTAGTTTCCTGTTCTCCTACTCAATACCCAGCTTGCTTGATCTAAGTGGTCTGCTACGCTTTTAGCATCGAAATTATCTAGTGTATCCTGATTGTCTTTAAAGTACATTGCTAATACCTCTAAGAACTCTTGCATATCTTCTGCACTCAGTTCTACAGCAGATTGATATACACTAGCAACGTCAGATCCTCTACCTCCGTAGTTCTCTTCTTTCATTACATTCTTTCTGTGGTAATCAGCTTGCCAGTTGTGTATGTTGAAATCGTCTTTCATTATCTTTTAGTATATTTTCTTTTTCTACTTTCAGTTACTGGTGAGAATACTGTTTCTTTTTCGTCTAACTCTTCTTCTTGTACGTCTCCTGCTTTAAGTACCTTTGTTTTAGGCAGTGTTAGTTTTGATGTAAATCCTTTATCTGATACTGGTATAAGATCTTTACTAAATGCCTGTGCGATTGCTGGTGCAATAAAAGATCCTACCACTAATCCGTCTTTATTCTTTATATCCTTAAGGCTGTCGTATATTTTTTGAATCTTATCTCTTGTCTTACTATTATAAGATTCTATGTCAGTTACAATATTTTCTAGTGCATTTACAGCTACTTGCATACCTTCGTAGTCGTTGTAGGTATCGGCTATTTTAGATAGGTTTCCTGTAGCAGCTTCTGTAATAATTTCTTCTGTTAGTACTTTAGAAATAATAGCTTTAAATGCTTCTTTTAGCTGCTCATCTCTTACGGTATCTGCACCTTTCTTTTTATTAAGTACCATCTTCCATATGCTTAAAGATCTTCCCCATAAAGTTGTTGGATTATCTTTAATATATGCTTCAATTTCCGGTACACTCATCTTGGAAGGGTCTGGATGTCCGCTGGTGTCGCTTGTAGAATGGAATTCTCGGTCAATTGACTCTTCTACACTATTACTTTCTTCTAAGAATTGGCTTGTAAGTTTCTGGTCAAGATAGTTTATTACGTCTTTTTTAGCTGGAGCAATCATTCCTGGTTCCGTCATCGGACCGTTTACCCACTCTCCGAATGCTTTTGCTAACATATCACAAGCTCTATCGAACAATGGTCCCATAGATTCTATATATCCTCCGGTTTCGTAATCATTTTCTGTTACTATCTTACCACCTTTACTCTTTTTACGTCTTCCTTCATTAACATAATGTGCTGCATAGTCTTGACTTGCTTCTATATTATCTTGAAAGCCTTTTATAAAACCGCTTGCATAGCTATTGAAGTTCGGTTGATTGAAGATTTCTGGATCTAAGTCCATTAATGCTTTTTCACCAGCACTATACCCCATATCTTCTAGTTTTTGAGGATCTATTGAGGCTTCTACTTCATTAACTTCTTCTTCTTCCTTATCACCTGCCATACTCGTTAATATGTTTAATACTTTGCTGAATTTAGAATGCTGACTGAAGTCCTTTTGTTCTTTCTTCTGTACTTGTTGGTAAATGCTTAAAAAGGTTTGTGCGAGTGTTGCTGGGGATGTTACAGCTTGGTTTACTTGAGCTAATGTTGAATTAGGTACCGTTATTTCTTCCTTTTTCATTGCATTTTTGATAGCTTTATCTTTAGCCATCATATAATCTTTCGAGTCTACTTTATCGTCGTTGTTGAGGTCTTTTCCTTTCTTTTCTTTTAATCTTGCCAAAGCTCCCTCTACCTGTTTCTTAGAATATCCCTTGCTCATTGCTTTCTCTACTACACTTTCTCTCAACTCGGCTTTTTTCATACCGTTAAAAGTATCTATACTATTCTTTTTAGTGGCTTCTACTGATCTGTCATGTTTATCTACTTTTTTAGATTCTCCAGCAATGAGATCTAAGTAGTGGTTCATATTTTTAGCTAAGTTTTTATGAACTTTCGATGTAACCTTGTCTAATTGCTTTTGAGTAGGCATTTCAACTCCGGTATTAACACCTATTGCTTCTAGTTCGTAATCTATTCCTCTACTTATTGCTTCTGCTGGAAGTCCGGCTGGTGTAGGTTTGTAGTCAGTTACTTTTTCTTTTTTAGCTTCTGTAAGTACTCCTTTATTCTTAAGGATGGCTACAGTATCTTCATACCCATTAAATGGGGATAGAAATTGAGATAGCTCTCTCTTAGCATCTTTTACGAATTGTGATTTAGAGAAGTTGCCCTCTTGTATTGCGTTATATTTTTCTTGTATCGTTCTCATCTAGATAGTCAAACATTTTAGTGTTATATGGTCTTTTTTTTATCTTAACAGTTGTGTACCCTAATTTCTCTCCGTACTTAGTTGCTCTATTCTTTTTACCTTTTTTACCGAAAGCGTACGGGGTAGCGTACTGTGCTCCGGCTCCTGGGGCAAAACTAGCACCTCCTGCATTTGTTGCGCTTTGTTCGTTAGTTTCTTTTAGTACTTCTAGTACTATCTCTTTTAGTCTACTTAATTTCATACCTCTCTAAGTTCTTTAATTAGTTCGTAGTATTGCATTATACTGATTAAATGAGAGTCTGTTACTCTCTCTTTATTACTTAACGGCATTATCTTTTTAAGAACTTCTTGTAGTTTAATTTTTATAATATCGTTTTTAGATACTTCTTTAAGTTTCTGTATCTCTATTACTAGTTTCTCTATCTCTTCGTTTACTATGCTTCTTAATTTTGTTGAAGAGTCTACTGATATTATAAATTCTCTAAGTATGTTTTTCTGTTCTGGTAGAAAGGTATCATATCTTGAATTAAACTTTTCTAATAGTATTTTAAAAGTAAGTAGTTTTAGGTCTTTATCGTACTTAGAGTACTCTTCTATTAACGTATCCCTAACTTCTCCTCTATCTTGAATAACTTTAGTTAAGTGTTCTAGAATAGTAGTCTTATTATTTATAAGTATCTCAGGATCGATTACCTCTGGTATTTTATGAGCTTCCATTAAACAGTATAGTGCTGCTAACGGTTTATAGTCTTTAACGCTCATAGAGAAAAAATCTTCAATATTATAATTGTTCTTTATTTCTTTAATAAGTGCGTACTTCTGCTTCTTTAACAAATCCTTATCTATCCCTCTTGCTACTTCTATTATAGTTGATACTATAGATTCTGCTTTGGATTGCGATACAGATTTATTTTTAAGAATAAGTTGATATAACTTAAACTCACGTACTAGAGATGTTTTTCCAGTAAAGTACTTCCTAAGTACGTTAACCGCAGAAGAGTCTTTTTTATTTAAGGTATCTGCTGCTATCTGCTTTACAAGTAGTTCAAAGATTAGACCTGTATTTTTATACTTACTATGTTTTATTCGCATTTTGTGGGATTTCTTTATACTTTGTATATACCTTACCTATATAAATAGTTAGGATTTATCTAAATCTTTAATTTTAGATTCATCTAACATTTCAGAATGTTTTTCTTCTACTTTTTCAAAAATATTATGTTTTTTATCTTGCTTGTGAAAGTTTTGATAAAAAAGTGTCTTTGCTAAAGTATTGTCTATCGCTGGTGTATTTTTAACTTCGTTTACGTTTTCGTAGTCTGAGTCAAATCCGCCTTTCATTCCGTGTATCCCTAGAGGGTCTCTTCCTCCTAGTCCGTCATTTGTACCGTAGTGTGAGGCGTGTTCTCGTGGTCTTCCCCCTTCTGGTCCTATATCGCCTATACCTGGTGTTTCATCCTCGTATCCAGTAGGTACTACTCCGAATGGTTGTCCTTTCTGTTCTCCTTTTCGTCTACCGTATAGTGATGCTAAGTCATGAGGAGTACCGTAGGATTTTCCTGATTTTGCAGGATCGTTTCCTTCGTTCTCAATTTGAGATATTCTGAAGAATCTTTTATAATCTTCTGCTACTAAGTCTCTCATTTCCATGTACTGGTCTTCTGACAAGTTGAAGATATGGTCGTAAACATAATCAGTTGGGAATAATTTAGTGTCGAGCATTTGATTAGCTAAATCAACTTTTTCCTTGAGTAAGGCTACTTTCTCCTACTCAAATATAATTGACGGGTTTGTTAAATTTATTTCAAAATTAGTTAAAGATTCTCCTTTAAATCCTTGAGTATATAAATGTACTAATGCAATCTTAGTTAGTTCAGATTCTAATATTCTCTGTATTCTTTCTACTGTTCTAGCAAATCTAATATCTTCTGCTGCTAAAGTTGCTTTACCGCTTAAGTCTTTTTCGTATCCAAAATATGCTTTAGGTACTTTTAGAGCAGCGAACATCTTATCTCTTAAATACTCTATGTCTTGTATACCGTCGTACTGTAGTCCGGGTGTATTTTCTATTCTTGTAGTAGCATCCCCTCCTCTTACCGGTATGTAGAAGTCCTCCATCATGTTCATCATATTGAACTTAAGGTTGTAATCTCCTGTTTGAGGATCTACAAATGGAGTTTTTTTCATTGTGTTTATAGTCTTTTGCATAAACTGCTCCACTTCACTTGGAGGTATCTGTCCGACATTAACAAAGAAAGTTCTCTTATCTGGTGCTCTCATTATACGATGTATTAACATCGCATCTTCCATTAAGGTAAGTTGTTTCCATATCTTTCTAGCTGGTTCTATATATGAGCGGCCGTATGGTAGGTAATTTGTATCTGATATTAACCTGAAGTGAGCAACCTCGTAGTTGTCAAATTCTATAACTCTCTTATTACTGTTAGGTATGAAGTTAGGGTCTTGAGATGATGCTAATCCGTCAGGATCTAGTTGAAATGTTACTTTTGCTGGGTTCTTTGGATCTCCTCCTTCATGTCTCGACATATGGTAGACAGTATACGGTAGTACGTTATATACTCCGAACTCTTCCGCTATCTCTAATTTAAGGAAAAAGTCACCGTATTTACACATATTACGTGTCCATGACCATAAATTAAATTCGATATTTAATACGTCGTAAAATAAATTATACAGGATTCTCTGTATGTTTTCGTCAGAGGATTTGATTGAAAGTACTTCTCCCATATCACTCTTTAGTGTAGATTCATCAGCGATTATATCTAAAGTTGATGCTATTAGTGGATCTGTATCCATAGCTTCGTAATCTATGTATAGTTGTATACGGAGTGTTTGATAGTTTAGGTTTGGATTAAATATATTCTTATTATTGTAGATATATAATCTAGAGAATCTATCTATAAGGGAATTAGTCTGGTATTTACCGGTTGTCTGTATCTGGTTTACATCAGCGACTTTAAGCTGGTCTCCTCCAATGTTTCTTATAATTACATCAGAAGAAAATAGTCTCGTTAGTCTTTTGAATAAGGAAGTATCTGCCATTAATCTTGGTTTATCTATAAATATGGTTTACTTAATTAACCACGATATATCCTCTGTACCGTGATCTGTCTTTATAATATAAGGATTATTTTGTTGGGAAGCAACTGAAGATATTATTGCGTGGTTTTTAGCGTTGAGGTTGGAGAATGATGATAACTGTGCTCTGGTTAAGTCTATTCCTTGTTGTCTTAGTTTTAGTGCAGTATCCCGAACATACAGTGCGGTAGCTAGTGCTATAAGTAAATCATCGTTATAATTTGTCTGTGCTTGTGCTTTTCCGTTTTTCCATACAAATACTCTCATCTCTCCTAGAGTACGTTTTGATTGAATTGTAACAGATTTTTCACGAACATACTCCATTGCTTTTGCTATGACTAACGGCCGTGTTCTCATAGACATTGTAAAGCCGGGTACGAGTTGATCTCTCTCAAACTTCTTCATATACGATTCTACTGTCTCTGTCTGACTCTTTGCGCTGTAGTATAAATTGCGGTATTCTCTTTCTAGTACCTGTTCTATCGTAGCCCATCCAATATTTGCATTTTCTACAACTAGTAATGCGTCGTTGTATTCTGCTGATATAGCAACGAGGACGTTTCCGAAATCTTTCGGGGATAACTTACCTTTGTATTCACCTACTTGCACACAGGTTTCTATATCAAATACATGGAATGCAGAGTAGTCTTTTGAATCACCTCTTGCAACATCTGCAACAACCATATACGATTTAGTGTAGTCAGGTTGTTCCCATATCCATAAATTGTTATCTAGGCCTCTCTTCTCTGCTGGGTCAGTTACGTACGTCTGCTCGTAGAATAGTAAGTCTTCTGGTTCGAATACTGTTTCTCCAGAAGCTAAGAAATCACAGTCACATTCCTGTCCTGCCATTCTTATCCCTAAGTCTCTATCTTGCTGGTCTCTCCATACTTGATTTCTTTCAGGATGAACTGTCCATGGCAGTCTTACCGGTAAAAAGGAATTCTCTCCTGTTTCTGCTCTCTCCCATGTCTGGTGGAACCAGTTACCGATTCCGTTAGGAGTAGACAGAGCCATACATTGTCCACCGGTTGCAAGTGTCTGCTGTGCAGCAGTAAAGGTTTCGTCAATGTTATCTATAAACGCTGCTTCATCTATTAGCAATAGGGATACAGCTTCAGATCTAGCGGCATCTGCGTTAGATGACTTAGCTGTTATTTTTGATCCGTTTTTAAGTCTAAGTGATAGTTTATTCTTTTCTTTAGCCGGTAGCTTCAACCATTTAGGTAATTGGTCATACATAAACATAGTTTTAGAGACTAAGTTTCTTGCTGTAGCTTGTGTAGTTGCTAGTGCTAGTACGTTTTTGTCTTTATGAAAGAGCATCAACCATAAACTGTAAGCAGCAGCTAAAGTAGAGATACCTAGCTGTCTTGACTTGAGGGTAATAATAAATTGATTATCTTTAAATAAATGTAGTACTTCTGATTGGAAAGGGTATAGACTGAATAATATTCTACCTCTTGTAGGGTGTTGAATATAGCAGTACTTCCTCATGAAGTAAGCCGGATCTTTAGCACATTTTAAATACTCTTGTGCTATAATCTTTTTTATGTCTTGTGCCATTCTATAACTATTTTATATAAATAGCTTGTGTATAATAAAAGAAGTGGGTGTTAGTTAATACCTACTAGTTGTGGAGATTTGTTAGTTTTTGAGAAATTCTGTGTTGTTATCTTTCTATTAAGTATCGCTTCTTTAAACTCTTGTTTACTATGTAGCTTAAATTTACCGTCCATAAAAACACCTATATAATCAACATTCTTTGCTTCATTGTTAAAAAAGAAATTAACATACCATTCAAGCATTCTATTTTTTACGGACTCTCTTGATGCTAAATCAACTTTATTTGAGCCTGGGAAATGTTTATCTAATACAGTCATTAGATCTTTTTTAATTGAGTCCTCTGAGGATGTTTTTTCATATTTATTGAATATATTTTTTATATATCCGCTTGCACCTTCTCCACCTTGTGATATGTTTTGATCTATGTTTGCTAGATCTTTATAAAACTCAGATAAACTTTCACCTCTTCCGATTAATCTACCACCCTTCCCTTTTACTTCTATTTCTTTTCCATCTATTGATACATCTCCGACTTTCAATTTTTTGCCATCTCTTCCTAATACAGCTAGAAAAGCCTCTCCACCACCTACTCCTTTTCCGCCTTCTGATGCTCTTCCTGCATTTATAAGTTCTTCTATAAATCCACTAGGCAGTTTTGTTTTACTAGCAGCTAAGCCTACTATATCTTCAGATGACTTTATATCCGATATACTAAGTTGTCTTGATTTATCATTAAAGAAGTCTTTTATTTTTTTCTCCATTCCAGGGTACTTATCAATAATACTAAATAGTTCGTTCTTAGCAACAGATAGTCCTTTAGTATCTAATCTATCTGTGATTATCGTGCCTAATTTTAATCCTTTATTGCTAACTGTATGGTATAGTTTTTCAATAAAATCACTGTCTAGTGACGACTTCTTACTACTAAGTAATTGTAGTAAATCTTCAATCGTTACTTTCTGTCTTTCCTGTTTTTCTTCATTTAATTTAAAGCCAAACATAGATTCAAATAAATCCATATCCTCTTTTGAATTAACATCAGGATACCCTTTATCGGTCTTAAGTGACCATTCTAATAAAACTTTATCTATTGTGTTCATTTTTACTTTAAATTGTCGATTAGTTCTTTAGCGAATTTACCGTACAAGTGACTTCCGTATTCATCTCTCACTACCTTAGCAACTGCTTGTGCAAAGTGAGTATAGCTCATACTATCGTCAATACTTGTTATTGCACTGTTTATTTTAGGAGCTAGTTCTGTTACTTCTCTTGCTTCTGTTGGTTCGTTTCCGAAAGGCAGCTCTTCTTTAAGTATGTCTGATAGTTTCATATGTGCTTATGCTTCTGGCTCTTCTCCTGCTTCAAAATCTATTTCTTCTCCTCCTAAGTCAGCTCCTCCTTCTTCTCCACCGCCTCCTTCTGGCTCGGTAAATGCTGCGTCTTCTCCACCTCCTTCACCGCCAGGGAAGTCTCCTCCTTCGCCGCCTCCGAAATCAGCTTCTCCTCCTTCTCCTGCTTCTTCTTCTCCTGCTCCTTTAAGGGGTGCTTCTTGATATAGGCGAGCTAGCTTGTCTAAAGCTTGTTGAAATTCATCTACTTTTCCTAAGTAGTATTTTTTACCTAGTATTTTAGCGTAGAAGTTAGTTCCTGACCATTTTAAAGTAAAGTCTTGTCCGTTTACTAGGTTTACTCTGAAGGTAGTTGGTTTAGGGGATACCCAATCTATTGTATCCATAAACTCCTTATAATCTCTAGTCATTAACTTAATTAAAGTTACTTTAAGGGTAGGGAACTTTTCAAGCATTGTATCTGTAGCATCTTCTAGTACTGTCTCTGGTCCTGCTTCTTCGTCTCCTATTGGATCTTCCGGTTTTGGTTCTCCTTCTTCCTTAAGTAGTGATATGTAGGCTTGTTCTACAATCTTTTTAAACTGTCTTTTATTTACTTTCATATTGTTTCTATATTCTAAATATACGAAATTATACCGGTATATACAAGTACTATTTACTTTTACTTTTTCTTTTTCTTTTTGTAATCTTTATGCCAGTGTTCTGTCATTGTAACTACTTTAAGTTCGTTGACTGGTATATCTTTAATGTGTTTACTTCCTTCTTTGAAGAATACGTCGTAATGCGTTACAACGTGTTTACTCCCTTCTTTAACCAATGTATGCTGTCCTTCTAAACATATACCGTGTCCGTATTGTTCGTGTACTACGTGTGCTGCGCAGTCGTGGGTGTATCCTGGTGCTGATTCAGTAGTGTTAGTATCTTTATCTTCGTTGACAGGTAATTGTCTTGACATGTCTCCAAATTCTTGTGATACTATCTGTGATGCTTTTGCAAACTCTTTTAAATTTTCAGGAGGGATTACTATATACTTGTAGTCTCCTTTTAGTGGATCTCTTGCTGTTACCTGTAGCATCGGTCCTGCTGCACCTCCGGAGAATCTTTTAAAAGTAAAAGTTGGAGAATCGTATAGTTCTGTCCCTTCTTTTATTACTTTTGTTTGTTGTTTACCTTCTAATGCTAGTTGATCTATTAGAGGTTGTTTTTCTTCTGCTTCTAGGTAATGTTGTGCAGAAGACATAAATTCTCTTGCTTTAATTACCTTTCCTTGCCACCAATGTGGAAAATCAACTTCTCCATCCATTTGATCGTACTTATCTAATTGTTTGTACAACTTAGCTGCATATACTGCTATATCGTAAATGTCTTTTTTAAGCATGTTAGGTTCATCATCTTGGTGTCCTACATCTAGGTCAGCTCTTTCTATCTCTCCTTGTTCGTTTAATTGCAACTCAATTCCTAGTTGGTTTGCAGCTTTTTCTAATTTAGGTTTCATAGCTTCTCTATCTAACCTACTTGCTTTCTTGTACATATCTAAGATCTGTAGGTACTTCTGTCTGTCGTTGTCTTGCTCATTCATTTCTTCTAAGTTGTATTTGCGTATTATATCCTCTCCATCATCTATAGCTAATTCTAATTCTTGAGGATCCAAATCTGCCCAGTATTGTGCATCTCCTCTCCCTAGGTATGTATTTGCTGCTCTATCCCAGGCATTAAATGCTTCTTGATTATCAGTGTACATTAAAAGATCGTCTATCTCTCCTATTCTTTTAATTTCATCACTTTCACTATACTGTCTATTTTGAGAACCATACATTGGGCCGTTTTCTTTTACTGATTCGTTCGCAAGTTCATCTTCATGCTCTTCTCTATATTCATTCCAGTCAACTTGATCTAGTGGGTGTTTTTTATTCCACTCTCTCCACTTATCTTTTAGTTCAGCTTCTGTCTGCTTACCTTCGTGTAGGTTTGCTGATGTGTCTGTTATTCTTATACCGTTTGCTATTAAGTCCATTGCAGCGTCGTGTACGAAGGTTTGTGGATCTTCTTGAAAGTCTTCTACTTGATCTGAGCTTGTATCTCTGAAGGTAAAGTATATAATTACGTTTCCATCTCCATCGTTATCTACTATATCCATCTTAACGTAAGTTGGGTCTATATTAGCATCTAATATAGACATAGCGTTTTTGTAGTCGGTTGATGGTACTTTAATATATGCTGTTTGATAAGGTGCTTCATTCATCTCGTCGTTCTGTCTATTCCTTAGTTTTTGGTACTCCTCTTCTTCGTCTGCCTGTACCTCTATATCTTTAGCGTATTCTTGTTCGTTTAGTGCTTGAAAATGCTTTACTAGGTTTGCAGTTATAACGTCTTTATGTACAATAGCTTCTCCGGAAGGTTTAACTCCTACTTCTCCTACTGGTTTAGTGAAAGAAAAATCTATCAGTTGTAGAGTATCTTCTTTTATATCGAATGTAAATTCATCTTCAAAATTATTCTTATACTGTACAAAAATATCAAATGAGTTAGGGTTTATATTTTTAATCTTACCTGATGATACTTCGTCTCCTACCTCTCTCAAAGCAGCTAGTAATGACTTAGCTACTTCTTTAGCGATAGTTCTAGTCTCTTCTACTGAGAATTCCATTCCTTCGTTCTCTTTCGTGAGTTGTACATTTACTCCTTTTTTAGCTAAGTCTGCTGCTTCGCCTTCGTCGTCAGTAGTTACTGTACCGTCTGTTCCTTTATTGTTCATTTCAGTTTTTAGGTGTTTTGTTAAATTTTCTTTTAGCATACCTATCTTCTCTTCTAAAGATCTTTTAAGTTCAATAGAATTACTAGTGCTTTTTTCTTGTTCTACTCTCTTAAGTGCTAGTTCGCATTTAGTGAGGCGAGTTTTTATTTCCTTGTATGTCATTATTTTGTTAATTTAACTATATAAATAAATAGATTATTCTTCCCAAATAACGTTTTTAAAGTTTTCTGGTGATAATCCGAAGTAGTCTGTTCTCCATTTAGTTTGTTCAAAGAAATCTAAATTATACCATTCACTTTTCTTTCTCCATAAAGTTTCAGCAATATCATCCCAATCCTGGTTTATTACAAACTCTTCTATCTCTTGCTTCTTCTTTAGTACTTTTTCGTATTCAAAAGAATCCCACTCGTAGTGAAAAACTTCAAATACCGAGGTTGCAGAAACGTAGTCAATGGATATATCTATGCCCCACTTTGGTTTCATCTTAACTAATTTATATAACATAGGGTTTGTACTTGCGAAAGCAAGTAACTGTTCTCTTGCACGACCGTTGAATCCTTTTCTCTCGAATAAGTCGGAATGGTTTATGTGTGCTCCTGATTTTTTATCCCATGTTAGCCAATCATACCGTAAGCAATCTTCGTGTCTTCTTTCAATCGGTTTATATCCGTTGTAAGGTAGGTAAGCTTGTTCAGCTCTAGTCAGGTGATATCCGTTCTGATCAAATAAGTCGACGCAGTTCGTATCTTTTAGTATGTCTGTATTTTCTACTGGGTTGGAGAACCACGGCTCTTTGTCTAGTTTATTTTCTGCTATTTTCATTTTTTACCGCTTCTCATATTAGCACACCAGTGGTACATCTTACCT